GTTCCATCAGTAGAGTCAATAGTAGTTGTTGCTATTTGTAACATTTGTCTTATACGCAAATCTCTGCTCAATCTATTTTCTGCTAACCTAATAAATTCAGGTATGGTTGCAGTCAGATCATTACGAGCTAAATAACTAGCTATTGTAGTTTGCAGTGTTGCGTAATCATTAAAAAATGCCATTTATATTCTGCCCTGTTTTGTTCTAAAAAACCTATTGTCTGGATGGTTTAAAAATTCTTTAAACTTTTTCATATCTAATATTTGAAATCCTTGCATAATCTGTTTATGGTTTAAGTCATCAATAACTGTCATTGGTATAGATGCAATCTTATTGTCAAACATATCATCACCCCACCCTGATGATTTGGTAATAATTTCTTCTTTGTTTGTTTCAATAATATCTGTTACATCTTGTTTTGTTTCTATCACATAACCATCATTATCATGATCATTGTGTTTTATTTGGTGTCTGTATTTTATTGGTTGTGACCAAGCACTTTTAAATTTTTTCTTATTGTCTGCCATAATTATCCTTAAAAGATATGCCCACCGAAGTGGGCTATATCAATACTTAATGTGTAATTAAGCTGTTAAATCAGCAACGATTGCATGAGCCGCTTCGTTACTTACTTGCAGAGTTAGTTCTGTAAGCATTTGATGTTTTTCAGCATCACCAGTTTTAGCCAATAGGTTAGACTGGAAAGGTCTTAATGTTGCTAGAGCCAACATTGTTGGGTCTAAAATAAGAGCTTGTTCACCATTGTTTGCTGCATAATCAGAAGTCATAAATCTTTCTGGAATTACTGAAAGCATACCAAAGTCTGATAAATATACATCGGCTGCACCTACAATAGATGCTGCTTTTGTAGTAGTGCCTGCATTAGGTGTAGAAACACGATTAGCTGCAATACCAGTAAAAGCTGATACTTTAACTTTCTGGTTAGGTGGAACAACCAACATAGTTGGAGTACCGCCAGCATTAAACGCTGCTTTCATAGCAGTTTTTAAAGATGCTTCTGTAAACGCTGCTGTGTTAGCTGCTGCTGATTTAGTTCTAATTGCAGAACCTGGAGGGGCTGCTGGAGCTGCTGGAGCGCCTGCCGCTACTGTACCAACTGAAGTCCAATTAGTTCTAATCCAAGTTTGTAAAGAAGCCATCTTTGGTGCTGCACCACCTGCTGATGTTACTGGTGCAATGTTACCAAGAACAGCAAACTCTATGTCTCGTTTTAGCTCCTGTCCTGCTTTGGCTAATTGATAAGCAGTGGATGTTTTTCTACCAGCAAGATCAACAGAATCAAGAGTACCGGTAATGTTTACTGTTTTACCCATAATCTGTGTTCTGTTAGTAGCTCTAACTGTAGGTACTGCTGTAAATGCTGCTGCATCTGCACCTTCAATTAATGCTGTGTTAGCTGCGGCTCCGAGCGTATCGGTCTGCCATTCGTGGAGAGTTGCTGTTGCCTTAGTTTTTCCGATAGAAGAAACTACAGGAGTTTCTGTCGGAGCAATATTGTAAATCGTGTTAGATAAATCTTCACGAATACCAATTGCTTGATAAGTATGAAATGCTGCCATTGTTATTTTTCCTTAAATAAAGTTTTCAAATAAAGCTGCTGCATCTCTGGCATCACCAGTTTGCAGTAACCTCTTGTGTTGTTTTTTAGTTCTATCTGTTACAGTCTGCTTTACTTTAGCTCCACCTTTCATTGTCTTGGGAGCATTAGCTACTTTCTTTTTAACGCCAGCTTTACCTGCCATTAATTTATCGTATTGTGCAGCTTTGTGTAACACTAAAACATGGCGTGAATCATAGACTTGAGATAACTCATCATCTGTGAAACCTACCTTTTTTCCATAATTGCGAATCTCATTTCTGATCTGTTCGCCTTTGGCCTTGTCTGAAAACTCTGGCAAGGATTGTGTCAGCTTTTGTGCTTCGCCTTCTACATACTTCTGCATATTTGCTGACCTATCCGATTCTTGCTCTTGAGCAATTCGTTGTCTTTCAGCATTTACTTGTTGTAGTTGGTCTTTTTTCTCGGTCATTTCTGCGACCTTAACTGCATATCCTATTGGGTCGTTCTCTTTCATAGCTGCTAAATCTTCTGGACTGTCATTACTGCCAACCAAGAATTGTTCAACTGCTTGAAGTCGTTGAGCATAGTCATCCCTAACTTTTCTAGCTTCAATAATAGCTTTAGCTTCTTGGTCTATGACCTTACGCTGTTCAGCTACTTCTTGAGTCTTTTTAGTATAGTCGCTGCCAAGTTGATAAGATTTTTTAAGTTCATCAAGGGTAACTTCTTTTTCTTCACCAGCCGCTTTGACTGTGAAAGTTTGTTCTTCCTCAACTACTTCTTCATCCTCAATCTCGGAGTCATCTTCAGATTTTTCTGTATCATCATCAGCTTCTTCAGCTTCAAACTCTACATCTTCTTCTTCTGTTTCCTCTACTTCTGCTTCTTGTGTATCTTCTTCCTTTTCAGTTGGTTGCTCTTTCGAGTCCTCTGGTGCGGATAACATACCCTCAAATGCAGATGTTGCATCATCTATTGTTATAGGGTTATCATTCCCACTTCCAACTTCTGGAGTCGTGGTTTCTTCACTCATTGTATTTCCTTAATCGCCATCTAGGTGTGGCATTACCATACAGGCTATATGCCTATAATATTGTCCATGATTTATCCTTAATCTTGTCGCTATCGACTACAGATTGAAGTCTAGTCATCATGTTATTTGTTGCTTTAATCCTGTGATAAGCTCTTTCTCTTATAGCTACATCTTCTGGATTAGAGTTTTCTATTTCTGTGTAACACTCTTTAATCATATCTTGTATTTCATTAAGAAATGACACAGTATTTAATACGCTATTAATTTCAGCTTTTTTATCCATTACATTCCTGCAATGTTATTGATCTTGTCTAAAGCATTTATAAGTTCTTTAGATTGAGATACATCATTTTTTGCACTATCATTTTGTGCCTTTTGCATTAGCTCCATTTCTTTCATAGCCATGTCTGCTTCAAACTGTGCTTGTTTCTGTTGTAGCTCAAGCATTTCTTTTTGCACTTTAAGTTCAAGTTCTTGCTTGTCCATTTCTAATTGTGCCATTTTTGCTTGCATCTGCATTTCAGCTTTCTCTTTTTCTACTTGTGCAAGTATTTTAGCTGCTTCAGTATTAGGGTCAGTCTGTGGACTTTCTGCTTGTTGTTGAGCTAATTGATCTGATTCTTCTTGTGATATATCTTTTAAGAAACTAGATTCATCTTTAAATCCTGCCATGTTTACAAATTTAGCTAATGTATCTCTGTATTGCTTAAGGCTTACTAATGGATTGCTAAGACCATATTGTGTCAGCATCTGTTCTTGCTTATCAAGAACCATTTGCATAACACCTAATTGCTCACCCTTGCTACCATTACCTAGTCCAACATTGACTGTTATATTATATTCAGTAGACCATTCTCTAGGATTCATAGGAATGAAATCATTATTAACTTTAATGATTCTTTCTTTATCTTGATATTTACATACAAGTTGTAAGATGCCTTTAAATAAAGATGACACGCCAGTTTCAGCAAAGATACGAGCTATCAATTCTATTTTTCCACCCGCTGCACTTGTCATAGCGGCAACTGCTGTAGCTGTTACATTCTGTAATATGTTAGGGTCTAATCCTTGTGATGCTTCGCTGACACCTGTTCTTTTAGATTGTATACTATCTAGATACTCAAGCATAGGGAATGATTGTCCAGCACTAGATTGAACTGTAAGTGGTACTAAAGCATTAGGATTCTTAATTCTAATTACACCACCTGCTGTAGAGGTTAATAAGTCATCAAGATTAACTTGTCCTTCAACTGCGCCAACACGATAGTTATTAGTTAGGTATAAATTGTCTAGCATCTGTCTAGTAATAGTAGATTTAATTAATTGTAAATCCATTGTGCGATCAGCTAATGATTCACCAAAGAACTTATGTGGTATTGGAAAAGGGCATACACTATGAAATGGCTGATAATCACATTCTTCGTGCATAAGCACTTTGTTGTCTGCATAACAAACTCTATGGCGTTCTGCTATCCCATCACCATCTAAATCTGCTCTTACATAACACTCGTAATACTCAACTCGTTCCATGCTTTCATCTTCAGAGTTATTAGTATTAAATGGTTCTTCACCTGCTGAATACCTTGCAACTCTTTCTGGAGTAAAATCTAAAGTATCACCAGCAGATAGTTCTGCTACAACATCCTTATCGTAACCCATAGCAATTAAATCACTACGAGTAACTAAACTTCTCTGTGCTACAAAATCTGCATCTTCAATGTTAGTAGCTCTTTTATCAATTAAAAATTCTTCTGGAGCAACTGATTCAATTTTAACTTTAGAGAAATCTTTTGTGCGTTTGCATTTCACATTATAATATGTGTTGATAATAGGTGGTACTTCCATCATCATTGGCATACCCATCTCATCTATCATAGGTTGTCCAGTCATAGGATCAACAGGTGGTTGTCCAGTTTGTGGGTCTATCATTGGTTGAGGGTCTTGTTCTATAACATCTTCAACAACATCTTGTTCTACTATTTCAACTTCTTCGTCTTGCATAATCATTGCAAGTTCGTCTTCGGTCAGATTCTCGTATTTTTCTTTAGTAACATCTTTCTTGTCATCCCAGTAGCATTTAAGCACTCCAACTTTTTGAGCTAAACCATCCCAAAACATATCATGGAGTAAAGAAAAGCCATCGTTGTCTTTATAAAACACATGATTTATATACTGTGTTGCTTGTTCGGCTACCTCGCCATCCCCCTCATTAACAGGTTCAAATACAACTGCGTTCTTTGACTGGGTAAATACTTTTAATACTTGAGGGAGTGCTCCATCAACTGCCTCAGCTACCTCTGCAGTAACAATAGATGAGCGTCCTTCTACTTCATTGCCGTATGGCTCCCGCTGGTAATACTCTAGAGCCCTTTGCCTAGATAAAGATGTTTCAGTAGATATAAATCCTAATGAGTCATCAACATGAGAGCCAATAATATTTACTAATTCTCGGCTTTCATCTGAATCTTTATTCATGCTTTTTTTATCGTATGCCATTATTTATACTATCCATTGTTTGTTAATTTCTAAAGGTTTAGACCAACCATCATCTGTTTCGTTTAATCCTATTGCTAAATATCTAAATGAATCAGCAGCATGACTTGTAAAATCATGCAAAGGCTTATCAAAAAACACATCTCGTTTTTCATCATATGTCCTGCGGTAGTTTCTTAATAGATCAACTGCATCTTTTACTTTAGTGTTGAACCAGCATCTTGGTAGCATACGGCGAACTGCCTGTATACCATCATCTATTCCTAGCTTGGGTACAACCCTGCAATTTAACCCTGATTCTTGCAACACCTCTAGTCTTGATTTGCCTGTACCTAGTTCTCTTACTTGTATATCGTGTGGAAGTAATTGTTCTGCTGTGTTATATCGGTTATCTTTTAACCAATTCACATAATAATCTAGACCTTGTCCATGATTCTCTAGAAAGTCTATAATATGTAATTCTTGTCCAGCAACTTGACATACAAAAAGTGCCGTGCTGTCGCCCATACCTAAATCCCAACTTACAAATGTTTTGCATATATCATCACGAAGAACACTATCACTAATCTGGCCTTTAAACTCTAGATCATTAATTAAAGTTCCGTAGTAAGCACCTTCTACTGGTGTATGGAAATTAACCTCAAACTCTTGTGAGTATTTATCCTCCCCCATTTCTTTTTGTGCTGCGTTTAGTTCTTCCTGGTCTACTAAACCAGTTTCGCTTGCTTTAAATTCTAATAGATTCCATCCATCAGTTCCAGACTTTGCCTTATCTCTTAATGTAGCAAAATGGTTACGACCTTTAGGTGTTCCTATAAATAGCACCCATCCTTTTCTGTCTGCAATAGCGGGTCTTATAATCTCACTAAATAAACTAGGGTTAATCTGGGCATACTCATCAATCACTACACCATCAAGATATATACCTCGGAGTGCGTCAATATTATCTGCGCCATATAAACTAATTCTTCTACCAGTAAAGTCTGATCTTAATTCTGCAATGTTATTAACTGAACCTAATGGTCTTGTATATTCTGTTAGCATGTCCCAACTAATTCTTTTAGCTTGGCTATAAGTCGGGGATATGTAAGCGAATCGTGGATTCTTTAACTTACAATTTAATGCACTATGTATTAATTGGTTAATTGCACCAACCGTTTTACCCATTCGGCGATGGGCTACTACAACCGAGAATCTATTTTCCTTTACTGACTTATGTATTAGTCGTTGAGGCTTTCTAGGTATATAAGTAGTATTCTGTTTAGTCATCATCTAACGATTCAATTTTATCGTTATCGTCTATGCCAGTAATGACTTGAATTATCACTGGAGCATCTAAGTCACCAGAGATTTTGCTCTCTTGCATTACTTTGCCATCACTTCTATCAAAGACTTCTTTAATAGCTGATACATCACCATCTTCTGCTTTAACCAATAATGCTTCTACTACTTTGTTTGCTCTGTGAGCTTCTTCTTGTATTAATCTACGCTTCAGAGTTTCTCCCAGTAACCTATTGATTTTACTAGAATGTTCGTTGCCTTTATTTACTTCAGCAGCTTTATCTCTGGCTAGTGCTAATTGTTCTTCTTTTGTCATTGTTATGCAACTCCATTATGGGTCATTGCTCCATTGTTAATTAAAAACCTAATTCATACATTAGTTGTGCGTATCAGCCATTATGCTTTAGCCTTAACTTTAGCTGTTTTAGATAGATCAGCAAAATGTAAAAGCCTTTTAGATGTCTTAGTGTGGCTTTTATTAGTGTGTACAGTTCCATTAGCCATAGTGTGCA